ATGAAGCTTTCCTCGAAAGATTTGCTGTAACATTTGAACAAGAATATCCTACACGAGCAAACGAGCTTAAGATTATCAATAACCTTATGGAAACTCATAACTGTGTAGATAAAGAATTCTCAGAACTACTTGTCAAGTGGGCTGAATCAATTCGCAGAACCTTTGATGACGGTGGATTAGATGAAACTATTACAACTAGACGTTTAGTCCACGTTATCAAAGCATTCTCTATCTTTAAAGATCAAGCGAAAGCTGTAGAGTTATGCTGCAATCGATTTGATGAACAAACAAAAGAAAGCTTTATTGATCTCTTCTCTAAACTACAAAGTGGTGAAGAAGAGGTTATGGCTTCTGATAATCTAGATGAAACATTAAATGAAATGAATGAGGAATTAAATGTTTAGTTTTATAGAATTAAAACCAACACAGAAGCAATACATACTTGAGATCATGAAGAGGTTCAAACACGAATCTCCTCAGATCACTCTAAAAGAAATCAAAGAGTACCATCAAGTTATGTTAAAACAACGAGATAAATCAGGCATGAAGCTTGGTTATCCGAATTGGTTAATTGTTGCTGATAATAAAATTGCTAAGAGTGTTTACAACCTACCAATACCGACAATAGAAGAAGAACAAGACTTCCATGATGGTAAAGTAGAACCTGTAGTGAATTTAAAACGGTATTCTAAGCTATTACAGGATACGATTAAAGAATTTAATATAAAAATATGAAAAAATATATGTACATTAATTCGAAAACAGGATATAATAGCATTATTGATAAGGAATTATTGAGCAGGTCTAGTTTAATTAAAACATCAAAGACGAAGGCTCGAGACTTTATCGGAGAAGTTATAGGTTGGTTTGATCACCTGAAACCCTATGGCTTGCTCAATAATTCTTTTAGTGGTAAATCTGTATGCCGCAGCAGATCATATACCACTTTACAAACCGCGGCAATTTGAAAAGGAAATATATTATGTCAATTACTGCAAAAGTATTACGTCATTTGTTAAAAGGTAACACTGTTACAGCTGCTGAAATCGGTGGTAAATTCGGTTCTGCAACTCCAACAGAAGTTATCAGACAATTACGTATGAAAGGTTATGCTGTATATTCTAATAAAACAGAATTATGGGACGGCACACCTACGACTAAGTACCGTATTGGTACTCCATCACGTGCTATGGTAGCAGCAGCTTACCAAACAGTTGGTGGTTCAGTATTTAAATAATACAGGGCAGCGCAATGCTGCCTCCTTTATGGGCTATCCTATTTTTATTAACCTTACTAAGGGTTTAAAAACAAAAACTAACTTCATGACTAGGATAGTCTATAAAAGAGGTAACATATGAGAAAAGAAGACTTAATTCAATCACAAGACAGGAATCACAAAGGCGGACGAAAGTTTGACGGTGGTAAGTTACAATATGGTTTATTACCACCTACAGCTTTAAAAAATGTTGTTGAAGTACTCACATTCGGTGCAGAAAAATATGAACCTGATAACTGGAGAAGAGTGCCTGATGCAAATAGAAGATATTTTGACGCAGCAATGAGACACTTATGGGCATATAAAGAAGGTGAAATATATGACTCAGAAACTGGTGTATCACACTTAGCACATGCTGTATGCTGCATTTTATTTATGAATGAACTTGATAATGAGGGAGAATCATGAAATTATCTAAAGAAACACTAACCATTATTAAAAACTTTGCAGGTATTAATGGTAACCTGCTTATTAAACCTGGAAATCAACTAGCAACAGTGTCTATATCTAAGACTGTATTTGGTAAAGCAACAGTTACTGAAAGCTTTCCACATGAGTTTGGTATATATGATGTTAACGAATTCTTGGGCGCAATGAGTTTATTTGACGACCCAGACTTAGAGTTTACCGAAAAATTTGTCACAATCAAAGAAGGTAGAAACTCTATTAAATATTTTGGAGCAGCCACTCAAAACATGGTGGTACCATCGAAAGACATCGTCTTTCCAGAAGCGGATATCAACCTCTCTCTCGAAGCTTCGACCTTGGCTATGATCATGAAGACTGCTCCAATCCTTAAATCTGAGGATGTATCATTTGTAGGTAATGGATCTGAAATCAGTGTATCTGTTGTAGATAAGAAAAATGCTACAGCAAATAACTATACACATGTTATTGGATCAGATCCTAAAGACTTTAAAGTAAACCTTAAAGTTGATAATCTTAAAATGTTACCAGGTGATTATGACGTATCTATTTCGTCTAAGAAGATATCACAATTTAAATCAAAAGCAATTGATCTAACTTACTATGTAGCAATCGAAGCCGACTCAGAATTTAATCTGTAATGATTGAAGAGGGAACTATATTATGAACGAATACTTATGGGTTGAAAAGTATCGACCACAAACAATCAATGATTGTATACTTACAAAAGAATTAAAAGAAACATTTAAACAATTTATAAGTTCAGGCGAGTTGCCTAACTTTCTTTTTGCTGGTGGACCTGGTATCGGGAAAACCACAGTCGCTAAAGCACTATGCAATGAGGTTGGTGCTGAGTATCTTTTAATCAATGGTTCAGAAGAATCAGGTATTGATACCCTTCGTACTAAGATTAAATCGTTTGCTTCAACTATCTCCCTCACCGACTCTAAAAAAGTAGTCATACTAGATGAAGCAGACTACCTCAACCCCAACTCAACCCAACCTGCATTGCGTGCTTTTATAGAAGAGTTCTCTAATAATTGTCGATTCATCTTTACTTGTAATTATAAGAATCGTATTATTGAACCTCTACATTCAAGATGTTCTGTTGTAGATTTTAAAATAGAAAATAAAGATAAACAAGAAATTGCAGCAGCATTCTTTAAACGTCTAACACATATCCTTGATACAGAAAATATTCAATATGATCCTAAACCAATCGTAGAACTCGTAACTAAACACTTACCTGATTGGCGACGAGTTATTAATGAATTACAAAGATATTCTGTAACAGGTAAAATTGATAGTGGTATTCTACTTAATCTCACCGAAGAATCATTTAAACAACTAATTAAAAACCTTAAGGATAAAAACTTTACTGAAGTTCGTAAATGGGTTGCTAAAAATGGGGATTCAGATAGTATAAATATATTTAGACAACTATATGATACTGCATCTACAAACTTAGAAGCAGGCAGTATTCCTCAGCTTGTATTGATCCTTTCTGATTATCAATATAAAGCAGCATTTGTTGCAGACCATGAACTAAACATGATGGCCGCTCTGACTGAAATCATGGCTCAATGCAAATTCAAATAGGAGCAGCTATGGGATTTTTAATTTTTGTATTCGGATTTTTGGCCGGATGGTTTACATTCAGACATTTACTCAATAAGAAAGTAAATGAAATCCATGAAATGATGGAAAAGAATTTAGAAGAATCTAATGCTAAGATGGAACCAAAGAAGGTATCACTTAAATTTGAAAAGATTAATAATGTGATTTATGTATATAATCGTAAAACAGAACACTTTATTACTCAAGGCAATACATACCAAGAAATAATAGAAGATCTAGAAGCAAGATTTCCGGATACAGTATTTCTTGCTGCGCCTGGTGCTTTAAAGCAAATACAAAATGATAGTCTATCAGTGTAAACATTCTAGACGATCTGCAGACGTTGCGCAATTTATTAAAGATGAATTGACAGTTTTATTATTTGAAGATGAAATACATATTGGAACAAAAACATTTGACAATATAAGTGATGCGGAAATAGCCGCAGAAAATTGGGTACTACATTATGACAACACCATTCGACTTTCTAAACAGCATAAATGATAATAAAAAGGATCTCTTTGAAGATCCACAAAATGAAAAAGAATATGCTCCTTTTTTAATTAATAAAGGTTTATCATATTTTCCTGATACTATTCTTTATGCAAATGAAATGAATCAACATGCTGACATTCCAAAGAAATGGCAGTTCGATTTCTTAAGGTTTTCTATACCAAAAAGGCGAAGATTCTCTAAGTGGCATAAGAAAGAAAAAGCCTCAGATATTATAAAACTAGTAATGAAACATTATAAATATTCTGAGAAGAAGGCATATGAAGTAATTGATATTCTTTCTGATGACAATATAAAAGAACTCATTGAAACATACCACGAAGGTGGTAGAAACTAGATTGTATATAAATAAATCTAGGTAAAATAACAAAGGTATTATATTATGACTTCGTCGATGATATATTATGATTGGACACCTGATGCCATGCTTGAAGTTGACTTGATCGAACCAGACAACTTTCTAAAGGTCAGAGAAACTCTCACTCGAATAGGCATAGCATCTCGTAAAGAGAAAAAACTATTTCAGTCCTGTCATATACTACACAAACAAGGTAAGTACTTTATTGTACACTTTAAAGAATTATTTGCTCTCGATGGCAAAGAATCTGATATCTCTATGTCCGATATAGAGCGCAGAAATGTTATCGCTGAGTTATTACAGGATTGGGACCTTCTTAAGATTATTGATAAATCTAAGGCGGAACCTAAAGCATCCCTTTCTCAAATTAAGGTTGTATCTTATAAAGAGAAAAATGAATGGGATTTGGTGCCGAAATACAACATCGG